CATCGTGCCGGAAGAAGCAGCAGCACCAGCATCCAGAACGATCTGGATGTCACCGTCGAAATCCTTCAGGTCGGCGATGTTGGTGGTAGCGCCGGTGAAGGTGGCGGTTTCAGATGCCGCCGGGTGAAGGGTGAAGTGCTGGAGTTTCTCCAGCGTCTGTTGGAAAATAGCCATTTCAGGCAGCCTCAGAAATAGGGGATTTGCGGATGCGTGGCTTCTGGGCCACAGGCTCAGGATCGGGATCCTGCGCCTCTCTAGCCTTGCTGGTGCCCACCAGATAGCGAGCATCACGGTCAGGAATGTCCACCACCTCACCGGCCAGCAAGGGCTGACCGGCAAAGGAAATGCGGCGCAGAATCTCAATCCTCATGACGATCAGAGATTGTCGTTACCACGGGTGAAGGACTCGGGGTGACGCACGGCCACGTCAACATCCTGCAGGGCCACCACGCGAACGCCACCGGAGGTGTCGAGTGCGTAGGGGTTGACCTGCAAATCCAGCGCGCCCCACATGCCCATCAGCATCTGATTCCAGACACCGAAGAACACATCACCGCTGGCCACCTGGTTGGAGCGGACCACGGGATAGCCGTTGACCGTGCCGCCGGGCTCCAGAACGAACTGGGCTTCGCTGCCAATCTTGCTGGTGGTCTTGAAGGCGCCGTAACGGGTGGAGTTTGTCAGGTACGACATAGCGCCGATGTCGGCGTTGTCGGCATTGATCGAGGTCTCCATCGCCACCAGCTCCGCATAGGTGGGAGAGGCTGCGCCGAAGTTCTCGGTGTTGATGCCGGTGATCAGCTTGAGGCCAAGGGGCTGGTTGGTGTTGCCCAGTCCGTAAAGAGCGGCGCGGTCGATCTCAAGGGCGATCACGGTGGCGAGCTCGTTGCGCACCATTGTTTCTACGTCGATGCTCGACTGGAGCAGCAGCCGGCGGCTGAATTCGGTGTAGGCGCCGAGGGTTTTCGGCGTCATGTTCACCTGGTCAACCTGCGGGTTGCTCTCGGACGGCGCGCCCTTTTCTGCCACCCAGTACGCGGTAGCTCCGGCGGTCTGCCTGGGGATCGCCACCGGGCCATTGAGGCCGGTGAGCATCGTGACGCCCAGGGTGTTGAGCGCCAAGCGATTGCGCAGCAGCTCGATGAAGCTGCCGGGCCGGGCGTCGGTGAACACCAAATCGCCAGCGCTGGCGGCAGTGCCCACGGTCAGATCACGCTGGAGCACCTCATTGGAGACCAGATAGCCGCGGGCGCTTACGCCCAGCCTCTTCTCCACCGCAGCCGACACCTCACGCTCAAAACCGGCGGCCTCGTAGGCGGCGCGATCGTTCGGGAAGGCCTGGGCGCGGATGGCACGCAGGAAGCTGTAGCTCTGGGCCTCCTTGTCGCTCAGGCCGATGTCAGCCGAGCCGCCGGCCACGGGCTGGGCGGCAGGGGCTGCCGGGATAGCGGGTTGCTTGGCGCGCTTGGCGATGCTGGCGAGGATTTCCTTCATCGCGTCGCCTTCGCTGGCGCCGCGTTCAATCAGGCCTTGCGCCAGATCGTCGGCCTTGTGCTCACGGCACAGGCTGGTGATGGAGGCAACTCGTGCGCGCTCATCGGCCGCAGCCTGAGCCCGCACCGCCTCGATGTCGATGTTGGTGTCTTCCACTGGGGGTTTGGGGGTAGGGGGGGTTGCGGCCTGCGCCGCGGCCTCCGGCTGGAGACTGCGGCCCACGCCTACTGAGGCATCGGCCGGTACGGGTGTCATGGTCACCTCAAAGGGAGTCCAGGAGGTGGCGACGATTCCTTCACCGTCGCGAATCGGCGCCGCATCATTGATGCGGTAACCGACAGAGACGTTGCGCAGGATGCCATCGCGGACATCCTGCAGCTTCTCTTCGGCAAAGGCAGAGCGGGAGAAGCGCACGCGGACCATGCCGCGTTTCTTCGTCCCGTCCACCCAGGCGCGCTCCACCACGCCGATCTGTCGATCGGGATCGTGATTCCAGAGCAACGGAGCACCGTCATTCATGCGCCCGAGATCAACCGCGCTGTCGGCGTGGCTGAGCACCTCATCACCGAAGAACCGAGCGACCGGCGCCTCGGATGAGAATGAGAACTCCAGCGCGCGGTCATCCTCCCCTTCGCCTGCACGGACTGAATCCGCATAGTCAAAGGTGGCGGATCGCCTCAGCTCCGCTGATTGAATTTCACGTAGCTGGACTGCCATCGGCCGGAGCTTCTGCCTCTGTTGGCAGACTATCGACTGCGATTTGGTCGGCCTGCTTCATCCCGTCGCGGCGCACCTGTGCCGGGTCGGTGTCAAACACCAGATCCAGCTGGTTGTTGGCCTTGACCTCCTCGGCCCTTGCGCGCGTCAGCTCGTGCAGGTCGCCGCCCAGCTCAGCCACAACCTGCGCCTGCGTCATGAAGCCGCACCTTACGGCGTCTTTGTAGCTGGCTACCTCCTTTTCGGGATCCACCCAGCCCCATCCGCGCGGGAACCACCGCACCGCCTGGTAGCGGCTGCGCAGCTGGTCGTAGTTCGGCAGCGCCACAACGCCTACTGCGGCAGCAGCATCCAGCCAGCGCTCAAACACCACCCGGTGGAGGTGGGTGATCATGTGGCTCTGGATCAGCCGCCAGTTCTCGCGATCCTCCAGCAGGCTCAGGCGCGAGCTGCTGTAGTTGGACTGGCTGAAATCCCGGCTGACGGTTTCGTAGCTGACGCCGATCGATGCGGCCACGCTGCGCAACACGGCACGCATGAAGGTTTCGAAATTCGTGTTGGGGCTGCCCAGTTGCGGCACCTCAACCGTTTCACCGGAGTTTAGGTATTTGAAGACCCCCGGCTCAAAGTTGCTGACGCGCTCGTTCTCCACCACGTCATCACCCGTCACCTCACCCTCAGTGTTGGTGATGAAGCCCATTAGGCTGGCGGTCGCCCTGGCCCTGATCACCTCGGCGTCCTGGTAGCCGCCCAGGTGGTGCAGTGCCTTTACGGCCGCGGCGAACCACGTCACGCCACGGGTCTGGCCGGGGCGCTCCGTGATCTTCAGGTGGATGATCTGATCGGCTGGTATCTCAATGATCTTCCAGCCGACCCCGTTGGTCAGGTCGCCAGGATGCCGGGAGCGGAAGGCGTAGCTGGTCGGCCTGCCCCACTTGTTCACGCGCACGCCCATGCGCCACTCATTGCCGTCGGCATCAGGGCCACTGGTCTTGCCCTCATCCAGCAGGTCGGCTTCGATCACCTCCAGGGCCAGCGGTGTCAGGCCGCCACCGAAAGCCTCGGGCACCAATCGGATGAACACCTCGCCCGATTCGGCCATAGCGGTCACAGCCAGCCGTTCGATTTCATTGAACGCCAGTTGGCCCGCAACGTGGCAGGTGCCGGGGCTGCACCACTCAAGCCAGCCCGCCTCGATCGCGTCGTTGATGGCCTGATCCTGCCGCCCGCCGCGCTGCCTCATGACCTGCGCCTGCATGCGCACGCCGGAGCCGATCACGTTGGCAGCGATCGCGCGCAATGCCTGGCGGGCGTAGGGGTTATCCCGGCACAACTGCCGGGCCCGGTTGCGCAGCCGAACCAGGCTGCCGTCAATCTCGGCATCAGCGCTGGTGCTGCTCGTCACCCAGTCGGACGTGAGCCGGCTGATGGTGGCGCCCTCGTACATCCGGCGCCGTGGCTGCGTCGCTGCGGCTTTGCTCTTGCGTCGCTTTGCCATCAGGTGAACCTCACAAACAGGGAGCGCGGATCGCCCAACCCCTTGGCGATGGAATCGGCCGCCTGCTCCCTGGCGACAATCGCCTTAAGCTGCGATTCACGTTGCATCAACTGGCCCAGATCGGCAGCCGTGAAGCTGCGCGAACCGATCGTGTATTGCTTGGCGCCCTTGCTGATGATCGCCCGAATCGCAGCTTGCACCGCCTCCAGGTCAATCTGAGCCTGGCTACGCCCATCAAACGCTGTAGCGGTGCCGGTGTAGCCAAGGGCTGGCAACACCTCCAGGCCGCCGGTGCGTAGCGTCACCGCCTGCGTGCCGGAGGTGGCCACCAACTGGTAGAACCACTGGCCCGCATCAAAGCCGGTGGATGTTGCGGCAGTGATTGCAAAATCCCAGCCGCCATCAACGCGCGCGGCGCCTTCGATCGTGGCGGCCTCGGCGGCCTTGTTAAACCGCAGGTAGAGCGTTGCAGCCCAGGTGGCTGCCGTGATCGGATTGCCCAGGCTGTCGCAGCCGGGCAATTCAATCCAGCCGTAGCTATCGCCTGCCCTGATTGTCGCTGGTAGGCCCATAGCGCTGCACCTCTGCCCTCAGACTATGCAGTCGCTACCAGGCGCTTACGAAGTTGCTACGCGGCGCTGCGGGGGCCTTATTCCGAACTGGCGGGGCCTTGCCTTTCGTTATCTGCGCCTCAAGCTGCTCCCACATCGTCGCCCTGCTATAGCGACGCTTCACCAGCTCAAACACCGCCAGGCAATACACCAGCAGGTCCAGCGGTTCATTGCGCGCGCCGCTCGGCTTCTTCCACTCCAGCACCTGGAAGCCCTTCACGTAACGCGGCGTCAGTCGTTCGCACGTAAGGCCTTGCAGGTATTCCTCGTTTGCGTTCTGGCCGAAATTGATAAAGCCAGGCCCCGGCGATTCGTTCTTCAACCTGCCGTAGATGGTCCGCTTGATCGCATCAGTGCCGACCATGTAGAGCTCTACCCCACCCTTCACCACACGGCCCTTGTGGTTGACATCCACCTTCGAGCCCTTGCCCAGTGGCGGAGCGTTGCGGGTGCTGCTGCCTTTCAGCGCTACAACCCCCTCCTTTGCGCGCAAGCGGCAGAACTCATACGCCTCGCTGGTGTAGTGCCCGCCGGTGTCCACTCCGCACTGCCTCACGGCCATGGTGCCGCCGGTCTCCATCGGCCACTGCGTCTGGCGGATCACATCCACCTGCTCCCACGCGTCACCCTGCGCCGGGTCGCCGCTGATCTTTTCGTGCCAGATCAGCCACATCTCCTCACCTCTTCCCACGCCCCACACGCTCACCTCTAGCCAGGTGTCCTGAACGTCCACGGCCATCAGCAGCACCAGCACGCCAGCCGGGCACCACCCGGTCTTGTAGGGGTTATCAGCGACGCGAGCCATCAGTTCATCGCCGTTCACCTTGCTCAGCGCTTCATCCTCCCAGGCCTCAGCCGCTCGCTTGTTGACCCAGCCTTTCAACAGCAGCGGGTCGCCCTTGGCGCGCAGGAATTCATCGCGGATCTTCTCCCAGCTCAGCCAGCCATAAGGCGCATACCAACCCGGCAGGTGGAAGCCAGCGGTCTCGCCATCGCCCTTCGCCGTGGCGCGCCACACGCCACCGTCCAGCATGCTGCCCTTATGGTGCTGCGCCACCCGCTCACCACACGCCGGGCACTGGCACCACACCTCACCGTCAGGCTGCTCCCAGACCATGTGCTCGCGCCAGCGGAGCACCTCCAGAGATCCGCAGCACGGCATCAGCGCGTGATAAAGCCGCCGGTCGCTGCGCGCCTCAAACTCCCACGTGATCCGGCAAGCACCGCGGGTGCCTGGCGTGCTGGTGATCAGAGCCTTTCGATCCGGGAAGTTGGTCTGCCGGGCCTCCGCGTTTTCCAGCGGGTCGCCCTTGTCATCCATCTCCAGCGGCAGGCTTGACACCTCATCCGCCCATACGTTCTGCGCCGGCATACCCTGCGCCGCGCTGCCGCTATTGCCGCCGATGATCGACAGCAGCATGTCGCCATCAAACTCCTTGAGGAACATGGCGTTGGCCGCGTCCCTGCTCTTGCTGCTGATCTGCTTCGCCGCTACCGCTGGAGAATCGTTAAACAGTGGCGTCAGCCGCTGACGGATTTGACGCTTCGCAAAGCTCTCAGTCGGGAACATCGCCAGGAATGGCGCTGGGTCCAGCGCGATGGTGCGGCCCAGCCAGTTCAGTCCCACCTCGGTCTTGCCGGTCTGTGATCCGAACAGCAGCACCACTCGCATGATGCGCCTCTCCCGAGGGCTCAGGCAGTCCATCGGCTCGCGCAGATACGGCACCCGATCAGTGCGCCACTGCCCCGGCTCGCTGCTGCTGCGGCGGGTGAGGATCCGGTTCTGGTCAGCCCACTCGCTCACCGTCAGGTCCAGCGGGGGCTGCAGCGCTGCGATGAACGCTTCGCGGTAAATCGTCGCCGCGTCAGGCACCAGCTAACCCCCGTAGTGCCGACTCGATCTCGGCCTGCAGCAACGCCCGCACTTCCTCCTGGTCTTTCATCGTCACCACCTTCGCCGCGTTGCGGGTCGGGATCATCAGCAGCAGATCACGCACCTGTCGGGCTAGGCGGGAGGCTTCTTGCTTTACGTCGGTCACCTGCACCAGCTCGCCCCGCTCTTTCAACGTCTGCAGCTTCGCCAGCTCGGCCTGATAGTGAACCTTCCTGGATTCGCTGTCATATCGATCGGGGATCTCATCGTCAGGCGTGGTCATCACGGCATCTAGCAGCGCGGCCGCAGCCGGGTCCGCAGGCTGCCTAGCAACTGGAACCCTTGCCGGCTCTGACTTCTTCTTGCTGATCTTGGCGTTGTTGTTTGGCGCGGTGTTCCTGTCCCATAGCGTCATGGCCAGCTCCACATTGATGAGCTGCTTCCCGTTGCGGGTTACAACCGCCTGGCGGATCCGATCCTTCATCGCACGCGAAACCGTCGAACGGTTGGTGCCTTTGATCCGCGCAAACTCAGCCGGCGCGGCGAGCGCTGGTTCGTTGCTCACGTTTGTTGCATGGCTTGTTGCAGGCTAGGTTCCTTGCAACACATCATGCAACAACTCACCGGGAGGGGGACGCCGCATCCTTTGCGCGCCAGCCGTTGCAAGGCGCCGAAATCATCCGCTAGGAAAAAACCGCGGTGCGAATTACC